TAATTATGCTCTTCCTTTGGATGCTCATAGATATCTAAACCAGCATTTCTTTTGATAGGATCGTCATACGCAAGATTACGAAGTTTTGATGCATTAATAAGAGTGTTAACTGACCCTAAAAATTCACACTCAAACTCAACTTTAAATTGTTGCTCTGAAGTGTTTGCAATCGTCTGTGCTTTCCACGCTTCGTCTCTACCTGGTACTTCAGACCAATGGACATCTGTGGGTATATATTCGTTCTTGCCCCTCTCAGCGTCATGCCACATGCGGTAGAAGTGGTTCATACCGCGAGGTGTAGAAACAATAATTACCTTTGTGCTTTGTCCAGAAGAAATAGTAGGATAAACAGAAGCAAAAAAGTCATCTGCAATGTGATTCGGAATGAATGCAAATTCGTCCAAAAAGATGACATTGTATGATCCACCTCTAACCGCAGATGAAGAAGTGGAGTTTGATGAAATTTTTGATCCATTTTCTAATTCAAGTGATCCTTTGTTCCAGGATATAATACCTTGCTGCATCCATTTTGGCAAATTCTCATAAGCAAGTTGCAATCTTCCGAGAAGGTCTCTAGCAGTAGACGCTTTGTTTGCTAGAATTGCAATATTAACGTTATCATTAAATACTGCATAATGTAACAAGTATGAAACGCAAGTAGTTGATTTACCCGTCTGTCGGGGCATCTTGCAAATATTAAATCTATTTTCGTGGAAGTTCCTTACAAGTTTCTCCTGAAACGGATACATTTGGAAAGGAACAAGACCGTGATCCAAAGAAACAATCTTAATATAATTCTTTGCAAAGTATACAGGATCTTCTTTGCACTTCAAGAACTCAATAATTTGTTCTTCAGTGAACTGAATAGGCGTATTTGCCTTTTTTAAATTAGGATTGCCAAGATAAACGTTATCAGACATAAAAATTACCTCTGCTCAATCCAGTTCAATACTGCAAGTGCTGCTTTATTAGTGTTGGGAGATGCACAAGCAAGAGTAATTGTGTCACTAATTGTCCCAATCCCAGATCTTCCAATTTGTAAGTCTGCAAGTCTATCAATTTCGGTCAAAGAAGAACCACCAGAGATAGTAAATCCAGAAAGAATATCTCTTCCCCCAGAAAGTGCAGTTGCAGAAATATCATATTGAACAAATGAATCTACATCTGGATGGTTTGTCCAGTTTGGATTAGTTAATGTTGCATTTTGTAAAAGTTGCCAATACACATTCGTATTATCATTAGTTACTGCTTGCAAAGATCTTAAAAGCATTACTGCATTCAGAGCACTTGACTTAAGTCTCAAACTAATAATTGGGTAGAATGTATTTGCAACTGCCATTGTAGTTCCAGTAATCCCGTTAGACTGACTCAAAAGAGTTCCGAGTTTATCTGCACCACCTTCTTGAATAAGTGAATTGGAACCTTGATAAAGATAATGAGTTCCTGCAACACCAGTTACATTCTCAATCTCACAACGAATTGGAAGGAATGGAGTGGAACACCAAACTTTATCGAGATTATTTGAGTTATCAAATTGATGACTTCTAATAGTCTCACCTTTCATTAACCAATTAAATTCTACTGTTCCTGCACCATACCACTCATAACTTATGGAAATCATCTGTTGTTTTGTTGGGTCTGCGATTACACCAGTCCAACCATTACCATCAAACTTTTCACCATTCCATTCATCTCTACCAACTCTTATTTCTGTAGTAATTCCTGATGTGCTTGTACGAATCACATAAGAGTATGTTCCACCATCATCCTCAAAGTAAGCACCATTATTATCGTCAAACAATCCAAATCTTCTACGAATACCTACTTGAGGTTGTTCCAATCTGATTGCAAATGCGAGTGTTGCGGGTCTACCAGGAATGTATCTCATCACATTCTTGGTCTGTCTAATAACTTTGCTTCCTGTAGTGACCCCAACCTGCATAATCACATTACTTGAATATTGGTTCCAAGTTGCAGTTCCAACTCCAACTATTCTCTCATCCCAAACATCAGTTTCTTTACCATACTGGAATGTATTAAAGAAAACTGTTTGGAAGGGTGCGGTCTTGAGTCTATTGTTATTAGAAAACTGTGGTCTCCAATCTGTCTGGTTTCCCCAATGATCTGCAATATTAAAAGTTTCAAAGAGACTTCTTTCTTGGTTTAAGAAGTCTTGTGTATTCTTATTCCATTGTGCCATAAATCACTCACCCCAAGTCAATCTTTCTGGTTGATATCTTTGTGCGTTTTTAACTTTTACTGAACTAGTTGAGTTTGGATAAATGTTATGAACAATTGCACCTGGATATTCATCTTGCAGTTGCTCTGCAAGTTCATTCTTACTCATCATCTTACCTTCAACTTCCATACGATAGATCTTACCCTGCCAAACTACATCGGCAAGAAAAGATTCAGTTGCTTGTTCTGGTTGAGAACTGTTCATATAGAGATTTCCATTGAAATCTCCCGCAATATTGATACTTTCTGAAATAAATTGTTGAAAAGATTTCATTTTAGTTACATCTCCAACGACGAAGTGCTTTGTTGATTCTTGAATCTGGGTCTCTTGCAGTTTTTGTGGAAGTTAGTTTAGACTTCATCCCAGACATACGACGGCAAAAAGACTTACGACGTTCAGCCCTTTTGCCTGTAGGCTTTTTTTCGGTTACCGCAGTCTGTAGTTTTGAACCTGGATTCTCACGACGATATGCTTTAACTGCTTGTGAACTTAATCCATCAGTCTTATCTTGGCGATTGACTTTTTGCCAATCTTCCGATAATCCAAAGTCTGCTCTCCAATTTGAATATTCTACTAGATCATTTTCTGGTTTATAATGTGCTTGCTGAAGAACAGGAAGTTTTGGTTCTTTATCTCCATGCTTTTTAGGTGCTTTACCTTCTGGATATGAAATAACTGCTCCACCAAGACCAGATCCAGATTTTAATTTTACAGATCCGCCAACTTGTTGTTCATCGATTCCTTGAAGTTTTCCTGCTTGTTTCAAAGCAACGATTCTTTGTCTTGGAGTCATTTTATCCTTTCTCTTCATAATTTTTTCAACAGCAATATCAAAAGGTTTTTTATCTGACATTGCATCAGTACCAGCAACCTGTTCTTTCATTTCTCCACTATCAACATAATCTGCCGCAGAATCAATATAATCTGCCGCTTTTGTAATTTTTGATTGTACCCATGCTTCAATATTACCCTCACCCTTCATTTTTTTACGAAGTCTTTTTGCAGCTTTAATAATGGTAGAAATTTCAGAACGAGCCATAGAGTATTCGTGGTCATATGACTCTGGGAAATTACCTGGATGTGGTTTATTTGGATCGTAGTCTTTGCGTAAAATGCTTGGCATCGAATACATATCCCAAAACTTTGGACCATACTTACATTCTGAACGAGCCTCATTTTTTTGACATTTTGGACAATATCTAATCATTTCCGTGGCCTCCGATTTAGTTCCCCAATTTGCAGCACCAACTTTACGACATTTGACAAGTGCTCCAGATGCATATGCACTTGGCCAAACATCATATCTTGATCTTACTTTATGATAACAGGCATCTTTTTTACCACTACCTTTGCCTGGTTTGTCTTTTGATGCTTCGTTGAGTTCCATTGATTTTTTGATTCCTGGTTCTGCTTTGACGTAGTTGGGATCTTTTTTACCTTTAGCAAAAGTGGAGACCATCGTTGGTCTTGCTCCACCAGACTTTGCTTGTTGACCTTTATCTTTTTTTCTTTTTCTTCTTACTGCAGATTTGATAAGTGCTAATCCTTTTTTACCTTTTCTTTTTAGTGCCTTTAGTCTTCCACTACTAAAACATTTTGGTGTTTTAGTTTCTCCTGGTTCGTTAGCACAAGGTGACCCATCTGCCTGAACCCAACCTGGTTTTCCGTCTTTTGACTTTGAACCTTTGAACCAATGGTGGAGAGTTCCCTCATTAATCCATTCATCTGGTGTTTTTTGATGTTTATCAACAAAAGCATTATGCAATTGTTTTGCAGTCATATCGTGCTTTTTCATAATACGACGCATTACTTTGTCTATAGAATCATAAGAAGTATCATTCAAAGTCTTCAATTTATCTTCAAGTTCTTCAACAGCATCATCTTCACATCCACAGTGCTCTTTTACATCTTTAAACTTTTTATGCTCCTTTTTCGCATCTGACTCCATTTTTTTCAAACGAGTATAATAATCTGGAATTTCATCTATATGCTGAAGAGCAATGTCAGTAGCAAGATCCTTATCCTTTGTATGTTCGTGCTCAATAGGGATTCCCATTTCAAGTTGCTTCTTTACAAATGAAACTTCTAAACGATGTTTCTTTGCAATTTGCTCAACTGTTTTATGGGATTTTACCTCGTGCATTTCATTGAAAGGGAATTTTGATTTTGTTTCCTCACCTTTTTGTCTTTTCTTACGTGCAGCACAATGAGCACGTTGAGAAAATCCTTTCGGATTATCACAATCTATTGATCTTTTATAATTATCAGACCAAATCATTTAAAAAAGTATTATTTCTCTTTATTATTTAGAAAACCTTGTTTAAGTAATTTTGAAAGATCCGATGTTGATCCAACAAATACCGCATTGTTAGTTA